TGCTAGTGCGAGAGATTCTTTCTGTAACTTATCTCTTCTCTTGATGACTGCACCTCGTACTTTTCTTCTATACTTAAGATATTTGTCATCTTTATTGTTGTGTTTACCGTCGTTGTTGATGTCAGAATCTTCTTTACCGACGGGATCTAATTTTTCTTGCATAAGATCCTCCTTCTTTGGATTAATCATGATACCTTTTTTGACTTTGGTCCCGCCTTTCATAATAGCAGGTTGATGGTCCTTGTCACGACGATCATTCTTATTTAACAGTGTTTGTTGTGCTCTGGAACTCATGAGTTTACCTCCATTGCTTTACGCCAATCATAACTTTCTCCCATACGTCTTGCAACATTACGGGAACCACGAGAAACACTACGGGCAATCTTACCAACGACTTTCTTGATACCAGATTTTAAACCACCACCTGAGGAACCAGATGATGAACTACTAGAACTAGATGGTTTGGAACCTCCACTACGACCTGAACCTGAGACATAACTGTTACCAGTTACACTAGATTTTCCGTCTGTACTAGAACTAGATGATGTAGAAACACTGGACTTCGCTTTTTTCTTAGCAGACGCACGAGCATCTTTATATCCAGACTTAAAGTCTGATCCAGCTTTCTTAGCACCACTTGCTACCTTACTAGCAACGTTAACTGCTGTACCTGCAGCTTTACCTGCTTGATATGGTACTTTCTTTAACCCCTTCTTAACAGCTGAACCTGCACTCTTAAGTGCTGACTTCACTTTTTCTGCACGAGAAGGACCAGAGTTGTCTTTGCTAGGTTGCTTGTCTTGTAATGTCTTACGAGCAATGGCACCTGCATCTCTTGGTTTTTCTTTCTTTGGTGCTTGTACTGCAACATTAGGGAATGCTGAATGCTTTGATGGTGCTTCTGTTAACAACTCTATGCCATCTATAGCTTCGAGTGCTTCATTAAGTGAACCTTCATCCAACTCTTCTAATGCTTCTACAAATAATGTTTCGAGTTCTTCGAAACTAATCTCATCGATGTAATCATCATCTAGGTCGATGTATCTTTCGATAAGATCATCGATAGTCTCTTCACCAAGCCTTTTCTTTTTCTGAGCAGAGTATAAACGAGAAGACTGTGCTAGTTTCTTCTTAGCCTTCTCTTTATCACCTGCTACTGCTGCCTTACCTCTTTCCACTTCAGCCTTCTTGGATGCTTTTAGTGCGAGGTCAGCAGAGATTTCTGTAATAGTGTCCTCTTTGACATGATCTGCTTTTTTATAGACGGGTTCCCCCTTCTTGTTCTTCATGCCTTTCTTAAAGTTCTGCCATGCAGGAGTGTTACCTTTCTTATCAGCGTTAGTAACTGTCATAGCTTCCAACATAGATCTATGCAAGTCATCTATATCAATAGACTCCTTAGGACCTTGTACACCTATGTCTTCTGCATACTTAGCAGTCTTCTCTCCTTTCTTACCTACTACAATGTAACGACCATCAGATTTACGACCAGTGATAACCATTGATTGTCCACCTGGTGAGATAACTCTACCGATGTTACGATCATCAGGTGAGATACGCTTGTTCTTATCGATCAATTCTTTCTCGATAGGAAATCCACCATACCCTTCGAAAGTATCTTGGATAGGTGACTCATCGATGATCTTAATGATCTTATCAACTGTCTCCTGCATACGTTGGGAGGGAGCTTGTGACTCTCTGTCAACATGTTTTAGGATTGTCATCTGTTCATCAAGGGTATAACCCATGAGTTCTGCAGACACTTTTATGTCAGTTGTCATTGCTTTTTAGTAGTCCGTAACTATTATTTAGGTGTTGCAACCTTTCTAAAGTCGGAAAACTTAACTCCGAATTTAGTTGTTGCTTGTCCAGGTGTCATGTCCTGTACTGCTTGACGATATTTATCTGTACCAACCTTCCAATCATTTCCTGATCCATCATCTGCAGAGAAGTTAGATTGATCTGCTCTTGGTTTAGCAGCATCTGTAACTTCTGTTACATGATGCAACCATGTGCGGAATTCATCACCATGCTCATCCTTAAGGATGACATAGTTACTACCACGATGAACAATAGTACCACGAATACCAGTGTCATCATACTCTACTAATGTACCTACCTCAAAGATCTCTTCTTCGATGTAGTGTTCTCTTAATTCTTCTTGGTTAAGTTTAGGTGCAAATAACCATGACTCTGTTTTTGCTTTCTCTTGCTTGGCTTTTGCCTTCTTGAGTTTCTCAGGTGGTGTCATACCTGCTTTAACATCTGCCATCAGTTTTAGAGAGTGTGCCTTACTAAAACCTTTAGGCATACCTAGATGAAAATTATCATGGTCATCACCTGACGCATGTTTCCTCTGATCTGATGCTGAAAGTCTTTCTACAGGGTCTTCGGAGTCTTTATTTCTTGCTCCTCCAGACTTTATATTAATACTCTTAAAGTTATAGTGCTTACCGTTATACTTGTCAGTTAACTTCTGAAATTCTTTTACACGGTCATCACCTACTACCATAGTAACATGCTCATGCCCCTCATCATTGATGTCACGAAGGATATCAAATATATTTCTATGCTGTTCAGAATTTTGGATCTTATCCTTATGAGTCTTAAACATCTTACGCATGTGATCAACCTTTTGATCAGCACTTAGAGGGTTCTTCTTATGATCCTGTGTCCTACTAGGATAGATCCTGTAGTTACCAGAGTCACCACCTGCTTTCTGCACAGCATCAAGCATCTTACCATGACCTGCGTGTGGTGGATTAAATCTACCAAAAGTTATGGCAACATGTTTGTCTGCAGCCTGCTTTTCCGCTTTACCATTACCTGTAGGTTTGGCTTTCGGATTGGTTTTCTTGGTAGCATCGTATGCTTCAGTTATAAAGACGTGAAATGTTAACATTTATCCCCAATTTTTTGCAACGGTGAAGTTAGCACGACTGAACTCTAATCTATCGACCAGTTTCATAGCAGTACCATTTTTAATAGCAACGAATCCCTCAGGACTTGTTACTCGGTACCCATCTTCATCCTCTATGAACGTACCAATGCCTTTAACCTTTTGTAGTCTGCCGATGATGATGTTTTTAGCAGTCATCAATGCAGTAAAGGCATTCATAGCACTATGTATGGCAGTTTTGTTACTATTTAGGTATTTAATTGTGTCTGCTTTCTTCTGAGTCCACTGTTTCTTTGCTTTCTCGGTCTTCTTCTTCTCTATTTCCATGTCAAAACGTCCTGACACAAAGGCAACAAACCCCCTAAGCATAACAGCAGAGGATGATGGAACGTTACCACTACGAACTACTTGGTTAAAGTACATCTTAAACATTGCAGTGTATTCGAATGGTTTCTTACCACCTAAGAGGTCAAGAAAGTTTCTACCCTTAGTCATGCTAGTCTTAGCAGAATTTATATTCTTATTAACTGCTGCTTTCTCCATAGCAGTTAGAGTAACCTCCTTACCTGTAGTCTGGAAGTCTGAAGATAATACTGCTACGTCAGGTACACCTTGTAGTCCTGCTACATTTGCACCAAAGGATGCAGTTGCTTCTGGTAATGATGCTCCACTATATGTTGTATGAAATACTATACCCAACTTTGATGCAGCAACCTTATTACCTAGTTCACTACCTTCTTGTGCAAAGTATGTAATAGTATTAGGTCTAAACTTATATCCACTTACACCACCCATCTTCGCTAGACCAGGAGTACTTGTGTACAATAGATCACCTTGTAAAATACCTGAGATAGGTAATTTCTTAAGTTCTGATAAACATTTCTTTAGGATACCATTTATAGGACCAGGATAATGATGATCTACATCTGCATCAGAGAACGCTGCTTTAGGTACCTTATTAAATACTGACTTGGTTCCTACAAAGAATAGTCCTGTCTCTGGATCAGTACCACATACAATAGCAGGTGCACCGTCCCATTTAGTTGTGATCCTAGTACCTGTAACCTGTGTCCCTAGCATGTCACGAAGGGACTCTAAAAATTTTATTGCATT